GGGGACAGTTAAACAGATATCAGCTTTTTGAAAATAGCAACGGGAAGCCAAAATGAATCCCTACAAGAACGGCTACAGTGTCTTACCCCAACTAGAACGATTGGAGCTTGAAGAATCTCCCTTTCATCGTGATGAAAATTACGACCATTACATAGAAGAAAAAAAGAAAGCCTGTAAATCTCAACAGGTCTATCTACTGCACAATATCTTTCTAACAAGCCGTGTTTTAAGCTATCTTGAAGATTTGATTAATATTCACGCAAATTGGGTAAAACCCCCATATACTCTTGATAACATAGCGATGCAGTTACAAGAAGACATTGCTATTCATTCTGCCATCAATGGAAAAGATTCCCTAGAAGCAACACATATCTGCTTTCCTTCTGGTTGGAGACCCGAAGAAAAAATCGGCAGACCTTTATCAGAAATTCATGCCCCAATTCCAGGTATGAATCTATCTAATAGTTATAAATTAGCGGAAACAGCGAGTCAGCAAGGTCCATTCAAGAGATTTGTCTGGTCTCCTGTTTTTGAAAACAAAATTAATTTTCACCCAGATTTACCAAAACAAAAATTCAATCCAAGCAATCCATTTGTCAAAGTAAAAGTAGAAAAACAAATAACAATACCAATTCCAAAATTAAATTGTTTTATTTTTATACTAAGACAATATTTGGTTGATCCAGTTTTTCCAGATCTGCACAACGCATGTGCTGGAATGACTCCAGAGCAAAGAAAGTACAAGAATATTGATGAAAGGTTCTTACAATATTTATCTGAAAAAAAATAATAAACATGCACTTGTATTATTTCAATGTGTATATTATAATACAATAGTTAATAAACTTTGTAATACGGGGCATACCAATGTATAATTTGTGCTGTATCAGTAATGATCTCAAGGAAAAAGGAATCTCTTTTAGGACTATGACCTTTAAGAGATTTCTTCAATTATGCGAGCAATCTGGAGACGAAAAGGCTTTATTTGAACTAGGATCACGTTGGTTAAACAATGTAAAGGTTACTATAGAGTCTATTAAACACTGTAGTAGAAACAGTTGGGGATATCGTGTATCATCCTCAATTTTTCCATGTTTAACGCATCCTGAATTCAAATATGACATATCTGATGTTCCTCAGTACAAAGAAATTATGCAAATTTTTGCAGTGAATAGACCTGCACTAATTTGGACTCCCAAGAGAGATGAGGAGGACGATATATATGCAGACGAAGATATATCATTGGGAGTCAGATTATCAATACATCCAGATCAGTTTAATGTTTTGGCAAGTAATAACCAAAATGCGGTAAATAAAACTATAAACGAACTTAATTATCAAGGTTGGTTGATGGATCAGCTAGGATGTCAAAGAAATCACTTTAACCCCATTAACATTCATGTTAACTGCACCGATGGCAGTTTTGAAGAGATAGCACAAAGATTCATGTCTAACCTGAGAAGATGTCACATCTCTGTAAAAAAGCGTATAGTCTTAGAAAATGAAGACAAGGGATGTTGGAATGTGCAAAATTTAATTACTTATTTTTACAAACCTTATGGGATTCCAATTACATTTGATAACCTTCATCATATGTGCAATCCTTCACCCTTACTGAATAATGATGAGTTGGCTATGGAAGAATGTGCAAAAACCTGGAATTGTCGTCCAATATTTCATTATAGTGAATCAGACCCAAACAAGACTAATCCAAGAAGTCATGCAGAAATGCCACGTAGTTTTCCCAAAAATAATCAATATGATTGGGATGTTGAATTAAAATCAAAAGACAAAGCTATTCGTGCAGTTGCATCAATGGCAACAAATCACGATATGAAAAAGTTAAAATTAAAATCTGATGCAGCGAGATGGAAAGCTTTACTAAGTGATCAAGGAATTCAAAATAATGGCTGGAATATATAATGGAAGAATATAGGATAATAGTTGTTGAGGAAGGGGAAATCAATCGCGGTCTTGACGATTCACAACTCGCCAAGTTATCCAAGGCGAATCATGTCGTTATGAGAAAAAAGGACAAGACGTGTGTTCCGCTTAAAGATAAGTGGAAATCCTTAGACCATCAAACAGTTACTATTTACCTTCCAGAAGAAAAGGATTCATAAGATGTCATATTTTGTAAAATGTAGCAATCTTGAATACAACTCTACCAATATGCTTATACAGCATTTTCCAGATTACAACTCCGCTTTGAATTTTGCTGAACAAAAGGTTCAAGAGGGATATTCTACAACCGTACACTCTGGATCAACACATGTTCATGTCTATCCCGTGGATGAGCAAGAAGAGTCATCAACTCCAGATCCTGTCCAACCTGTAGATCCGAATCCTGTTCAGCCAGTTGATCCTGTGCAGCCAACGAATGTGCCTAAAAACGTTCTCCACCTTGGAATTATTGAAGGTGAAAATATCAGCGACGATGATCTCGTCCACAATGGCGATGTACTAGAGAAGGCAGCGGGTGATGGTGAGAATCTTTATTTTCCATCTGGAACTTATGAGTTTGACAGAGCTGTGCAGTGGGAATCTAAAAAAGACATCGTTATAAAAGGAGACGGTAAATCCTCTAAAATCTGTCAGAGAAACGTGGGGACACGTCCCGGTCTTTTTGTTTTTGAATCGTGTTCCAATGTCAGTGTTTCAAGTCTGCAACTAATTGGAACAAATGCTCTGGGTTTTGTTCCAGATTCAGCATCTCGTGCAGAATATGCAATAGGCTGTTTTCAATCTAAGAATGTTACAGTCAGTGATTGTGACATATGGGGTTGGCCTACTGATAAAACAATTTTCTTTAGAGATTGTTGGTGTGTCAAGGTTACAAATTGTCTTTTGTATTTCAATGTTAGCCGAGGTGAGGATGGTGCTGACATCTATGTACAAGAGTCAAAAAGTCCTTTTGAAGATGGAATAACTAGATATATTGAGATCACAAACAATAGACTTCTTTCTAATAATCTTGGTGGAGTTTTATGCACAAGTGCAAATTCTGGTTTAATAGTTTCAAATAATACCGTTGTTACTTGTGACGAAAATATGGTTGAAATTCAGTCACCTACTCTTATAAATAGAAAAGAAGGCATAGAATTGCACTACACAGCATCTGATGCAGATGGTAACAACAGAGATGTACATGAAGCAATTTGTGCCAACAATTTAGTCAAAAATACGAGATGGTCTGGCATCTATTGTAATAATGCAAAAGAAAATCTTACAGGGCCAGGAGGGATAAAGGGGTCTATTACAGGCAACACAGTAATAAATACTTGTCAAGAGCAAAAAAAATACCAAGCTGGAAACAAACGTGCTGGAATTTGTATCCAACAACATCAACAGCTGACTATTTCTAATAATGTTATTAGAGGTATTGGTGTAGATCCCACATCGGGACAAGAGCATTCGGGAATGATTTTGGAATGTTCAACAGACAAAACTGCAAACATCAATGCTACAGCAATTGTTAGCAACAATATAATTACCGATGTCAAGGGTCGTGGTATTACTGTTGGTAAAACGGGTGCCAGATATAATATCGTGAACAACATTGTTCAAAATTGTGATAAAAACTTTTTATTAGTTTATGGTTCACATGGTTCAGCAAAAGCTAAATTAAACATAAACAACAATAGCTTTCTAAATGAGATTGATAACTACTCAACAAGTCCAATGATTTTAATTTCTGGAGGTAAAGACGGTGATGTCAATTTTACAGACAATACTGTCAGTTCAGAAGATAAACCTATCTTTTCTAACGCTGCAATACTTTTTAGATGTTCACTATCTGATGCAAAAATTAGCTCCAACAGATTTATTGGACCAGCCAAATCTTATTCAAATGTCCGTGCCATTTATTTGGATGTAATAAAAAAGAATGGACGACATCAAGAAATGATTTTAAAAGACAATTACATTGCCAACGTTAAATATGGTATATATGGCGGAGGATCTCCCACGAATACCTCTGGACCAACTATTATGGAAGATACCACATGGGACAATGTAACTATAAAAATTAGTGGAGATTCTGATGACTATATTTTTGAAGGTAAAAGGAACTTTGATGGTAGAATTACCATCTTTTCTGACTCAAATCCAAGCAAAGGAACTTGGCTACGTGGTGATGAAAGAATTGTAAAAAATCCATCAGCAAACTCTCCCTACTGTTTTGTTTGCGTTAAAGTAAACAGTAACGGGTCTGGTCAATGGATGAGTGGAGCTTTATTAAAGAACAGATAAAACTAACCAAGGAGAAATAAGATGTCACAATTGTTAAGATTAGAATCCACTCTTAACTGTATTTCAGTTTCCTTAGACGTTCCTACCGATCTTATGCCCAGAGCAGATGGTACAGTGGGTCCAGGGTCAGTTCCACAAAGTGTAGCCAACCTAAAATTCCGCAAGGTTGGAGATGTCAACTGGATTGATGCACAACCCTTGTGTCCTATCAAAACAACCAGATATCATGGCGGAAAGAGAGGAAATTATTCAGTAGATTATTATACTGGAAGTATTCTGTTTTTGTCTCCCGGCACAGAGTATGAAATTCTAGTAACTTTGCGTGGCATAACGTACACAAAAACAATCAGAACTCGAATGGACGTTCATCAAATTACTCCTCATGGAGATGTTAGACCAGTTCCCACAACTCTCGACGCTAATAACAATGTTATTATCACTGAAGGCGGCCCAGATGAAGATCATCCCGTTGTGTATGACGGTGAAAATATGTATCTTGACTGCAATCGTTTTTACATAAATGTTCCTAATGTATTAGTCAAAAATCTCGGATTGGGTGGTCAGTGTAATATACGGGCTAACAACGTCAGACTTCATAATTGTACGCTAAATGATACTTCTTATCTTGTAATGATTTATGCTAACAATGCAACAATTACAAATTGCAGACTGCTTGGCAATGAAACAACAGACGTAAATGGCTATGCTGGCGAAGGAGTACAAACAGACAAAAAGAATCGAGGTACTGTTGTTAAAGGTTGTGAAATTAAAGGCGTAGCCGATGCATATTCTTACGGCTGGGGCAATATTGACTTTATTGACAATGTAGTCCACACAATTGTAGACGATCTTTTTGAAAGCGATGAAAACTGGGATAACCTAAGATGCATAGGAAATATTTTTGCAGGAGATGAGAGACTTACTCATGAAGGTGTTCGTCCTCACAATGGATTCTCCATGCAACCTATGAACAGCGGCCCTTGGTATATTATCGGGAATGCTTTTAGAGTTGCACCAGAACAAAGCTGGGTGAAAAAGGGTAAAGCTGGTGGGCCAGTATTTTTTGCAAATAATTATGTGAGGGTTAATTCTACCAGTAATCAAGCGTATATTGAGGGCTGGTGGAATAAATCTCTTGGATGTTTCTGCAATAATGTTTTCCTTTCAGAGATTGATTATAGACTTGCTAGACGGGCTGGTGATTATTATTATGATTTTATTAAGAATTATGGTCGCTTTGAAAGTAATGTCTATATTTATCCTGACGGCAAAGAAGGTAAGCTTTGGTCTACTCAAGACGGTACTCTTTCGGTCTCACAATGTCAGGCCAAAGGATTTGAGATTAACTCAGCTTACGCAACCGAGGCAGACCTAGTTGGCGATGGAGTTGCGGCAGACTTTACAACTGCTAAAGTGATTACTGGAATTACAAACGGTGGACTTGGAGCTTCTACTTGGGAGAAGCCTTATGATTTCTCAGATGGAGTTGTTGAACCAGATCCTCAACCAGAACCAGATCCTGACTGTTCTCAATACGAAGCAGAACTAGCAAACTATCGTCGTATACTACAAGAAGGATTAGCATTAAAGCAACAACTTGAAGCCGAAATTGCGTCTCTTAACACACAAAACGCATCTCTAATTAGTCAGGTTGATTCTTTAACTACTACTGTCACTGTAATTCAAGAACAGTTATCTGATCTTGGTAAACAAACAGGTGACTTACATAAACAATTACTTGCAAAAGATTCAGAAATTGCGAATCTCAACGAATCTTTACAAGTGTGCAACGACGCCTCTAGTGCAAAAGATCAACAAATTTCTACGTTAAACGTTATGATTTCTGATCGTGATTCAATTATCAATGATTTAAATGTCCAATTGGCAAATTGCGTTGATAATGAAGAGGTAAACAGATTACAAAATCAAATCACAGCATTACAAGAACAGTTAAACAACATAGTGTCAGCCTGGAATCAGTTTAAACAACTCCTCGGCGATTAAGTATAAGGAGACAATTTATGGCAATTTCTAGAAAAATCATAGATGCAGATGGTCAGCCAGATGGTGGTAGTGGAGTCGTGTCTGGTGCTGGTTCAAAAGGGTTGACACCCTCTGAAAAACTAAGTTCTAATAACAAGATTAATGCACCGGATGCTGTTGACCAGTCCATTTCTGAAATAAACTCGGATTTACAAGATCGTTATGACCATGAAAACTACTATGGGGGTGACTCTGATGGTGGAAATACTGCACCTGTTGCTAATAATGATGCGGGTTCGGTAAACAATGACAGTGTAACGGGGCAAAGTGTTATCATTGATGTTTTAGCTAATGATACTGACGCTGAAGGCAATAGCTTAACCATCAACTCTTTCACACAGCCATCAAATGGAACGGTTACTCAAGTGGGGCAAACTTTACAATATCAAGCTGATGCTGGATATGATGGTTCGGACTCGTTTACTTATGACTGTACAGATGGAACAGCAGTGTCTAATACCGCTACGGTTAACATGACTGTAAACCTTACGCCAGTTGCTAATAATGATTCAGGCTCGGTAAACAATGATAGTAAAACGGGTGCGAGTGTTATTGTTGACGTTCTAGCCAATGATACTGTCGCCGCGACCAAGACTTTAACTATAAATTCTTTCACGCAACCAACAAACGGAACAGTTACCCAGGTTGGACAAACCTTGCAGTATCAAGCTAACGCTGGATATAATGGGTCCGATTCTTTTACTTATGACTGCACAGATGGTACATTAACATCTAATACCGGAACAGTCAACATGACCGTAACCCTCACCACAAGAACGGTTACTATTGGAACGTCTGGAGACTATGCTACGTGGGCAGCCTGGAACAATTCAGACGAGGACGAATACACTGCATACGACACTGTGGGATCTTTACCTTTAACGGTTATCTTCCAATCTGGAGAAATTCATGATGCTAGTAGATATACTAACGATTATTTCCGTGGAACATGGGACAATGTAGCAAGTTCGCTGACAGTTACCAGCGAAGGATTTACTGGAATTCCTTATGGTGAAACTGGAGGCAATGGAACTTATTTTCGTTGCAACCATGTAGATAAATTGACAGGACATGGATCGGGAGCTAGTTCTTTTGGCACAATTAAATGGACAGAAATAGAAATTGATTGTCCAACTCCTAATGGTAGTTATGTTGGAACTTTCGAATTCAGATATTCACCTAACCTTGATTTTATAGCAGACAGGTGTATATTCAGAAGTTATTCTGCGACAACAAATAACTGTGGCCTATTTATGGTTAGAGATTATAATACTAGCGGAAGTATCAGTATCACAAATAATTTATTTTATGATATATCATCGACGGGTACAAACTGCGGAGCCGTTGTTTATTATGCCAGCTCTTCAGGAAATCCTGATCATATTATTAAATTTTTAAACAACACTGTTGTAAAAGCAGAAGTTGATGATGCATCTAGTTATGTTATCAGAACCGCCAAAGCTTTGGATACAGATATTAAAAACAATGTTATACAAGCAACCGGAACGAATGGCGGTATATTAAGCGATAATAGTCTCAGTGAAGGTAATGTTTTGCAAGACGCTTCTGGAAGTGCTAGTGATGTCAATAGTGTAGACGTGTATACAGCGGCGGGCAACACTAGCGATGTGTATACAGATGTAGATGGATTTGATTTTAGCCATAAAACTGGAGGAGATGCTATTGGTGTAGCTACGACTTTAACAATTGCGGAAAGCGGAGGAGAAGACGAAGTTCCAAACCCAGGATTGGATGGACAAAACCGTATTGATGGAGCTGCCAACTGGGATGCCGGAGCCACAGTCTATAACACTGCATAGGAAAGATAGTTATTACTATCACTGAAAGAATTTTTGAGTTTATAGTGGCCGTTTCAATAGGTGTAGTCATCGGGAAGTTGGCTACCCTATTGATCGGTTTCTTTGTTAATGGTTGACATTTAAATATTGTATTGTACATTCTAAACAGACAGGAGTAGGACTATGGAAAATGAAAATTTGCAAGCGGCCTGGAAACAACTTTTGAGTAACATGACATTCATTGCAACTGAAAGTAGTCTATCTTATTCTTTTCCAGATTATAATTTCAAAGAATTTCAAGAAGAATTTGAAAAGGTAATGTTTGAATCCAAAAACGACGACGAAACTCAAGCTATTGATGAATTCTGGCGAGATGAAGACCTGATTTAGAAAAGGAAATTAAATGTCGAATAGATTTGATAATCGAAGTATTGATACATTTAAAAGGGATATTAAATTTGCAACGATGTTGGAAAAATATTTATTTGAGGGTTGGTTAAAAAGAGTCAAAGATAAAAATAGTAATGTAAAAGTTGACTCTTGGAAAGACAACGGATGTGGGAACGATGGTGAGTTTATTGAAAAAGGAAATACTGCCGGAGCCGATTATGCTATTAGTGGATCTGTAACTGACTGGTCTCCTCGTGACGTAAAAGACGAACCTCTAGAAATTAAATGGGTTCCCACCGCTGGCAAGTTTACATTAAAGGAAAACGACTTAAAAGCTTATGTAAAAGAAAATGCCAACATCTTGTTTATTTATAACTCTGTAAAATGTGGAACAAACTTAAGAAAACCTAAAGATTATAATCTTGATCAGCATATCAAATTAATAGAATCTAAAAATGATCAAATTAAATGGGGTATCATGTGGTCTGATCAAGTAAAAAAGTTTTACAAAGATGCTAAGAAAAATAATTTGTTTAGACCTATAAATTATATGGGTGGTAAGTCTGGAGTTGTTTTGAAACAAAAGGAATTTTCTAAATGGTTTAATTCTTATGATTGGAAAGATTAATGAAAATTGTAGAAGACGCCAAGTTAGACTTTGATGATATACTACTGGTTCCCGCAAGATCTCCCGCAGCAAGTAGAAAAGAAGTAAACCTTGAAAGAAGCTTCAAGTTCTTCCACTCCCCAAAAGAGTGGCACGGATTCCCCATTATGGCCGCCAATATGGACACAACAGGCACTCTGAATATGGGAATCGCACTCAGTAAGCATAATGCTATTACTTGTTTGCACAAACATTATGGTTCTGATTTTTTCTTTTTTGACTCATGTGAAGCAGAGGAAAATATATGGGTCAGCATTGGCATGAATGAAAGTGAAATATTAAAGGTCAAAGATATATCCAAAGGACTATATAATGCTCCGAATATTTGTATTGATGTCGCCAATGGTTATACGGAAAAATTTGTTGAATGGTGTGCAAAGATTAGAGAAAACTTTCCAAATTCGATCATAATGGCGGGCAATGTTTGTACTCCAGAAATGGTACAAGAATTGATTCTTCATGGCGGGGCTGACATTGTAAAGATTGGAATTGGGCCTGGAAGTGCTTGCACCACTAGATTAAAGACAGGTTGTGGATATCCCCAACTTTCTGCAATAATTGAATGTAGCCATGCAGCTCATGGTTTGAAAAGTGAAGACAAAAGAATGGGTCTAATCTGTGCCGATGGTGGATGCCGACTGCCAGCCGATGTTTGCAAAGCTTTCGCTGCTAATGCTGATTTTGTTATGCTGGGAGGTATGTTGGCAGGCACAGAAGAATGTGAAGGTGAGTGGGAATATGAACGAGACCTGGATGCAGTAATGGTAAAGAAAAGTTTAACTTTTTATGGAATGTCCTCAGAAAAAGCCCAGGAAAAATACAGAGGAGGTATGGCAAACTACGTTTGCAGCGAGGGAAGGGTTAAAAAAATACCCTATAAAGGTCCAGTTGACAACATAATCAACGATATTCAGGGTGGTTTGCGTAGTTGTTGTGCTTACGTTGGAGCTACCTGTCTAAAAGATTTGCCAAAATGTGCAAAAGCTGTGAAAGTTAATAGGGTACATTACGATAATAAAGTATAAAAGTTGTGTACTATATAGCATAAGACAGTATCTGTACTATGGAATCTAGCTATGAATATGAGCAAACAGAAGCTTCTGCAACTAATTGGATCAATTTATGATTGGCCCATATCTGAAGAAAAAGCTTGGCAAGTATATACAAAATTAAAAGAGATGATACAGGAAGAGGATGTTGATACTTTAAATTTTTTAAGATTAATTATTGCTTTTGATAGAACGCAAAGATTAGAGTATAGAAACTATCTAGCATCGCTTGGATACGAATTAAGACCTGATGAATTTAACCAATACATACTTATTATCATGGTCGTTTTAACCGAAACAGTTGAAGTATAAAGGAATAAAAATGGCCTTGAAACAAGATCGTTCATCACTTCAAACAGATATTTCGTTTTTTATGAATGAAACGGCTGAACGTGGTGGAATTACAGTTTATAGCACGGCTGGTTCTGGAGCCGCTATGGACCAAGGCTCGTCTCTGGTAACTTATTCCGCAGATCCTTCTGGAAAGATTCCTGTAGGATTATTGGTTAACGATGTTGTAGATGGTGATCTTAGCAGAAGAAAGCTACAATCGGGAAAGGCTGACCAATCCCCAAAGGGTGGTAAGGTATGTCTTATCAAAAAGGGGTGGGTAGTTACTAATGATTTAGAGGGCACGCCAAGCGGTGGAGATTTGGCGTATCTGGGGCATAGTGGAAAAATAGCTACACCAAGCGTTGCTGCTGGAATTGATGGTGGTTCAGACACTGTTGTGGGAAGATTTCTTAGTAGTGTCGATGAAAAAGGGTATGCGAAAGTAGGTCTTGAACTTGGTGTAAAGGGTAATCCAGCGACATCTACACCTTCTCCTCCCGCAGCAACTGAGTGGGAGAGATATGAAGAACTTTTAACCTCCGCTTCAGGAAGTGATGTAATAGAAAGAAAAGAATTTAGAGATGGTCTGGGTGCAGTAGTAAAAGATAACAGTACAACTATCAATCTTACTGGATCAAGAGTTGATGATAATGGAGTTTTAAGAATTGTTGGAGGCTGTGCTACCGCTGACTGGAATTTGCAACAGCTTGAAGACTGGATGGAAGTCGTGCATGGTTTGTGGTCTCAAACACACCTCAAAGACCCAGGAAGTTCTGCTACAGAGCCCGCTATAAATGATCCAGGTTCCAATACCGGAGAAAGTAGTAGTGCTACATGGGGATTTACAACACAGAGCTGGACAGGGGCACCAACTGATGATTTTGGTTTTCAGTATGCTTATACGGTAGACACTGCCGCTGATACTATTACATTAACAAGTTTTCCAACTTTAGGCGACTGGGACACTACAGACTTTGCTGAATATATACAATTTGAGACAGTTGGTGCTGGCACAATTCCTGCTAATGACAAAGGTTTCACCACTGGCACAACCTATACTATAACAGATTATTCTGGCGGCCCCAATGGAACATTTAATGTATCAAATGCAGACTGGACTGGAACTGGTACTGCGGACGGTAGATATATCAACACTCCTTTTGCAGAAGAAGTATATCTTGTTGAATGGACTGGAGATGTCACCTACGAAACTTGCAACTTTAGAATTCATACAAGGGGAGATTACGGAAAAAGCACAACAGCCGAAGTACGCTACAGAAGAACCGGAACAACGACGTGGTATAGAGCAGCTAACGCTAGACAAACAAGAGGTGCGGAAACTTGGGAAACGTATAGATTCAATATCTCGGGTTGCATCATGCGTCTTAACCCAAACACAGAGTATGATATACAAATTACATTAAATAATTCCAATGGCGTTTATGCAAATGGAGCTAATCAAGGAAGTTCATATGTTATAACCTCAACGTTTAGAACACGCCAGAGACCTGTACTTCCCACAGGGGGGACAACACACAATCCAACCACACTTACTGAAATCCGTCAGTTACTGGGATGTACTGGTGCCGGAGGGACTGCCGCTGTCGCTGGAGATATTATCAACATTCCTGCTGGAGATTTTTCTGACAAGACTGGTACTAATCGGTTAGAAGGAATAAGTATTGTAGGAACTGAACTTAATCCTATATACATACAAGGACAAGGAAATACTACAGAACTTCCCAGAATGAGTTTTGCTACTGTTACTGGTGGTGTTAACTGGCTTATCTTCGACAATTTCAGAGTTAAAAATTGGAGAAACGATTTAAGTGGGGATCAGAATACTTTTGCCATATATGGACCTACGAGTTCTAGTAGCTCTGATTCATATGGTATAACATTTACAAGAGTCGAAATTAAAAATCCAGACATTCAAAATGTGGACATCCACGCACTAGCAGATAGTGGTGAAAGATATGATAGTCATGGTGGGTTTTATACGGGTGGAAATAACGGGGAAACAAACAAATGGTGGAACATAGAAGATTGTACTATTTTCCCAGGATATTACCCAGACGATGCTCGTACCGGATTCACAAACTTCTATTGGGGGCATGAAGGTTGGGATATGCGTACTACATCTACTGTTATTCAATGGTCTGATTGGACTAATTTCTATGAAAATTCCTTCACCCATACCGGAGGTTCTGGTGGACAAAACTTAGTATTGCACAATGAGGTTCATCATAATAATTTCTATGCCTTATTTGATGATTTGTTTGAATCAGATGAAAGTGATGGCGGTCATGTTATTCATCACAATAAATGTAATCACGGTATGCAGACATCTAATACAAATCTTGAAGGCGGTACGCCTGCAACAATTGGCAACGCTTCCAATGGATATTATTACAATTCCTATCCAAGATATTACGGTGAATTTACAATTACTAGTAATGGAGTTGTTAATGGTTATGATAATTGGGATCTAACTACTAGCCCATCTGTAGCCTTTAATTCAACCTACTCATCGGGAGCGATACAACAACGTAATTATCAACTTTATACATTATCTGGCGGAGATACATTCACAGCTAATAGTCATGGTTTTAGCGATAATGACAGAGTTGTATTTATTGGCAGTCAAGGCACAGCAATACCAACTGGCTTGAGTGAAGAAACTTATGCTACTAGTGGCGGCCTCACTACTGGAAATAGGCCCACTTCAAGTAATGAATATTACGTAATAAACTCAACAACAAATACTTTTCAAGTGTCCTTAACCGAAGGCGGATCAGCAGTTTCGGGTCTTGTTGACACTGTGTCCGCTGGACGTTATGTTGCAGATAGGTCTTTGTATACTTGGACCGCAACATCAGATTGGACATCTAGCAGTTGCAAAATATCAACAAGAATGAGCGGGTCATATCCAACCAGGACCGAATACCAGAATACAAATGGTCCTGATCAGGACTTCCCTATTCTTATTTGCACCCAACGTCGAGGCAGTTCGTTTGCTGGATATAGGATTATGTCCTGCCAATCCAACGTTGGAAGTGTGCCTCATTGGTTAGTTAATAATCAATTCACGGGAATGATGTTAGTTGGATCTCCAGACGCTGTTTACAAAATAAAGACAGATGGTGCCAGTGTAAATATGATTGGTAATATTTCATGTTCCCAATATCAATGGTCAAGAGCCCCAAGGTTAGAGAAAAACGCTAGTCAATACTGGACAAACTGTATATATCTACAACAAAGTTCTGGATATTTCTCCACATCTAACTATAAAATAGGAGACGGCCCAACATCTGGTACTACCGGAAGCCCAATCGCCACAAGATATACTTATTGGGATAGAAATGCTTGGTTTAATGCGGATGTTAGTAGGAATTTACTAGGGCAAAGCTCGGTTCCCAATATGTACACAGCGTATTCGATTGATCAAAATGGACATGAAATACTTAGTCCAGTAACAAATGATTTGCTCAATATGTGGAGCGAATCCGATGTTGCCGCACAAACTCCACTCCCCGGTAATTTTGGGGACAGTGACTACGGAACAAAAGAAAATATGGTAGCCAATCAAAGCGGCTCACTATATGGAGAGGGTGCCGATGAAACAGACTTGCCGGGTATTGATAATCTTCAAGGTCCATATATTACGCTTACTGATAGCTCAAATCTATCATTCATGACCACTAAAACTGAAAATCGTAGAGATATTGGCCCCAATCAGGTTGGACTACCAACTCCTAGAGGACGACGTAGTTATACTGATTTTTTGAGTTATATTTTGCCAGACGGATGGGAAGTTAAAGCATCGGGAACTGATTATACTTCTTTAGGCGTTACTACAGGTACTGGAACAGAGAGAATCATCATTGGAAAAACTGATAACTCAGCAGCAATATTGATTGAACATGAAGAATTTTAATTAAATTTTTATAGAAGGACTGGAATGGCAACCTATACTGTTGGATCTACCGGCACTTATGCAACAATTACAAACGCATTTTCTGCTCTATCAACCCTTACTGATACAGAAGTAATTTTTGAATTACAGGGTGAAGATCATACGATCAATGCCGATACTGAGTTTTCCACTACTAGCATTAATCCAAATGCAGCCATTTCTGACGTTATCATACGTCCCGCTAGTGGAACTGCACACGAAGGAGATCTAGCCGCAGATGGTTCTGGTGGTAAATGTAGAATACTCTGGGGTGGTAACTATCAATGGATCTGGGAAGTTACAAGCAATACGCCCAATTTTAAATTTCAGGATCTTTTAATAGACTTCCAAGGAAACAATGCTGGAAGTAATTTTCAGGGTATTTTTAGTTTTCGTAACACTAATGCACAAACTGTCACCTTAGAGCGTTGCATTCTTAGAAATACCTCTTCCAGCAGTAGAGGCCAATACATAATGGAATCAAAGCCTGGAAGTGATATTAGTATTAATCTATTTAGTTGTCTATTCTATAAGATGACAAATACTTCTGGAAGTACTGGAAGTGCTAGTGGTTTCGTTAGGCTTCAGGGAAGTACAACCGCACCGCTTAGTATACGTCATTGTACATTTCATGATCTTACTACTACAGACAATAACGCTAGGGGTGTGTCTGCGTCTTCAGGCCCAGGTGGAGTAATACAAAACTCTATAGTAAGCAGTGTAACAGCTTCTGGGGCTGGCGATGCAAAATGTATACAGGGAAGTTCTTCTAATCTTGCTAAAACGGACGTGTTAACCAGTGACTCAACAGGAAGTCCAGATTCTTTAGATAATGAAACAGACACAGACACTTTTGTAGACCCAAACAATGTTACTTTGACATCAAGAGACTACACTGTTAAAAACACGTCAGCTGGTTATAGTGCCGGGACAGCACTAGGAACTACAGATGTATTAAGAAAACCATTAGCGACACCCTACTATGATACCAAACCCCTAAGAATGAGGGTTGGAGACGTTACAGTTGGGTGTAATAATGAATACGTTCCGTCATCATATACTTATACAGTTGGCTCGGATAGTAGTGATGTTTATGCTACAATTGAAGCGGCCTTTACTGATCTAGAATTCATTCCCAACCCCACAGTGATATTTGAACTACGTGGAGAAGATCATACGATAAATAATAATATCGCACTTGGTCTGGCTGGCGGAAGTGAAATTGATCCCAATTCTGCGATTACCAGTGTGACAATGCGTCCAGCCTCTGGAACGGCTCACGAAGCAGATCTTACAGCCGATGGAGCTGGTGGAAAGTGTAGAATATTATGGGGCGGTAATTATCAATGGAAGTGGAGTGAAACAACTAGTTCGCCAGACTATATCTTTCAAGATTTGTTAATTGACTTTCAGGGAAATGATTGTGGCGTTAGCTTTCAAGCAATATTTCAAATAAATTCCATTGGTGTGCAAGAATTAACAATGGAGCGTTGCATCTTACGAAACAGTGACAGTGCTAGAGCTGGACATTATCTTTTCAGAACCGCCGGTGCTAGTGTTAGTATGGGGTTAAATCTTTATAGTTGCTTGATTTATAAAATGGAGAACAACTATGTCGCCGGTGCTACTAGTTGTGGTGTAATAAGATGGAGTGCTAACACAGATTCTATTTTAAATATTGTCCATTCTGTAATTCATGATTTTAATGCAAATAATAGTGCATTTTCAAACTTTGCTAGAGGGGTTTGGGTAGAGTCATTGGCTGGGTCGGGTACTCCAAAACCAAACGCAGCTCAAATCAAAAATTCAATAATAAGCGATATAACAGCCGATGCCACAACTGATTTTAGAACTGTTCAAGGATCGTCAGCAGATTTAACATTGACAGATACTCTAACTAGTGATGGTCAGGGTAGTTCTGGACTTATAAACGAGGCTGACACAGATACCTTTACAGATCCGAGTGCAGCATTAACAGCAAGAGACTACACTGTTAAAAGCTCATCTTTAGGATATTTATCTGGAACAGGTCTGGGTTCTACAGATGCCTTGACAAAATTATTGGAAACCTCTTGGTATCTTAGCTCTCCTTTAAGAAGCTCATCTGGTAGTGTGACTTTGGGGGCTGGAGTACAACCCAACTTCACTGTGGCTATCTGGCGTGGAGGCGTCAAAGTAGCAGAGTATGGCGGACTATCCAGCCAGCCCAGCTCTAATCAGGCACTGTCCGATGCTAATACAGCATCACAATCTGCGGACACTATCATCTGTTCTAGCAATGGTGTTGTACTCGTATCAGAGTTCCTGTTTAATACAGTGAATGTAGACTATGAATTTAATGGACTAACACTAAAGCCAGCTGACAGTGCTTGGACATATCTTGTCAAGTTCGCCGGTTCCGACTGTGATATTGATCAACTCATCGTAGATGGCAATAATGAATACACGGGGGCATCGACCGACAATCCCCACGGTCTAGTGATTGACGCTGACGACATCGTTGTAGATAATTGCCAAGTCAATAATATAATGGCTTCCCAGCAAGCTGTAACCGCTGGCGGTGCTACGTGGGAAGCATCGGGTGAAGGGCTTGTCATCGACGGTGACAACTGTACTGTAACTAACTTCACAGCAACGGGCAACGACTACAACGCTATTGCGACTTATGGTGATTATGTAGATGTCAGTGATGCTACCCTTACTAATAATCGTCGTGGCTTTACTGTTAGAGCTAGAACCATCAATGGCGGTACTGAGTATCGGGATCTGAATACAGTCTCGTTTACGAATGTTGATGTAGATGTTGACTCGCGTGGCCCCAACGATGTAGTTACCATAACCAGTGCTGGCACAACAGCGACCGTAACTCACACTTCTCACGGGTTAATAACAGGTTTAAAGGTTTTCATATCTGGTGCTAACGAAGCAAATTATAACGGTACATTTACGATAACTGTTTCTGACGCAAACACATACACTTATACAATGAGCGGTAGTGCATCATCTCCCGCAACAGGGACAATCAAGTCTGCTCCCAATGGCCCCGAAGGAAACAGTGCTGAGTGTAATTGGAACACTGGCGGCTCCGGTAGTCTGCCAGGGGGCTGGGTCACAAACGCATCCATGACCAACTGTACATTTAGAAATGTCCAGACTGACTCTGGTGTAGACGGGCGACAGACTGCATGTAAGGTTCAGCAATGCCGCACGTTCACAGCTACCAACTGCACGTTCGATCCAGGCGAAAACCGATACCAAATCACTGGAGAAGGAGGCCCATCATACAGCAAATCGTTTGCATTCGAGGCAGACCGTGAGCCAGACAACGCCATATTCCGTAACTGCCTATTCAGCCGATCAGGGTTCTCTGGCGGAACAGCTGGTGGCCCACTACAGAGTCTTGTCTGTGAAGAATGCACCTTTGGAGAGGAATCGCCAGTATCGAAGCCCGCTACGGATGGAATTATGTTCTATCAGATCGGAACTCCACAGGTCAGATTCAGCGATTGCACCTTCAATCTCAATGGCGATACTCAGCGAGTGTTTGACATGGAACAGAGTACAGGTCAGCAAAGCCTTGAGCAGATGACTATAGAGCGATGTACGTTCATCGGACACTCAACCAACTCGCTCATCAACGGATACATTCAAGAGCCTTCCTATCAGTATGTGTGGTATCCCGCTACCCAGTGGTTCAACAATCCATCGGGTGCAAATCTCTCCTGCAAACTTATCGCGTATGACAATACTGTTCAGGCGAATGGTACACAGAACATGACATGGACCTATCCGACCAACTTCGGGTCTACTTCTGTGCAGGAACAAACCAAGGCATTTGTCTTGATGTCTAACACTGACAGCAGCGGCATTATCTTATTCGACGACACCAACCAAGATCACCTTGACGTATACGGTTCAGGTGCAGACGGGAACGGCCAATATTTCCCAACTTTTCCTGCTGCCACCAGGGATGGGGTCGTCATTCGTAATGTTAACGGAGCCAGTGTTGCGGTGCCGGAGAAAAAATGGGTCTCCAATAATGGGGCTTGGGAACAGTATGTCGCTCCCGGTTTAGGAAGCAGGGATAGGGTTCGTCATGGACATGGCAAGAAATGCTGTGAAGAAGAATCCAGCTCCTCCAGTAGTTCTAGTTCTTTAAGCAGTAGCTCTAGTAGCTCCATCAGCAGCTCCAGCAGCAGCTCCAGCAGCAGCTCCAGCAGCAGCTCCAGCAGCAGTTCCTCAAGCTCCTCCAGTAGTTCAAGTAGCTCCTCTAGTAGCAGTAGTTCCAGTAGTTCCAGTAGTTCCAGTAGTTCCAGTAGTTCCTCTAGTAGTAGCAGTAGCTCATCTTCAAGCAGTAGCTCCAGTAGTTCGAGTAGTAGTTCTAGTAGTAGCAGTTCGTCCAGTAGTAGCAGTAGTTCTTCTAGTAGTAGCAGTAGCTCCAGCAGTAGTTCATCTTCGAGTAGTAGTTCCAGCAGTAGCAGCAGTAGTAGTTCCAGTAGTAGCTCCAGCAGTTCCAGCAGTAGTTCCAGCAGCAGTTCATCTTCGAGTAGCAGCTCCAGTAGTTCTAGCAGTTCTAGTAGTTCTAGTAGTTCCAGTAGCAGTAGCAGCTCCAGTAGTTCTAGTAGTTCCAGTTCAAGTAGTAGCTCTTCAAGTAGTAGCGACTGCACAACATGTCCAGAACAATTCACGGTATTAATAAACTCTTCTGATGATATAAGCGGTATTTCAACTTCCACTGACCCATGTGGATGCAATGACACAAATGGAACCACATTGACATTTACTAAAATTTGTGATTCTTCATCTCAGGTAGACAATAGCGACGAAGCATATTATGATGCAGGAGATACTGGAGTAGGTGGGGTCGCAAACTTTTGTGATGGCACGGCTGGAAAAGCATTGTACACAGCGGAATTAGAAATTCCAAACCAGTTTTGTGATAACAATGAGCCAGCTGACACTATTGGAACTAATGAAGGAGAGTGTGTAGAATGTGAATGTTATGATAAAACCGACACTCTTGTAACTGGAGTAACAGAAACATCGCATTATACATTTTATATTACCTGCACAGAGGGTAGTCCTAAACGCGACATACAGATTCATTTTGTTAGAAATAACTATGGATGGGATGATCAGGCTCAATTGACCTGTACTGAAATTGGAGCAACAGTGTCTCCTACTGTAACTTATGCGTGGTGTGATCAGGCTTTTGAAAAGGGCATTGCGGTCGGTAATCGAGTACAAAAAACCGGAACAGATAGTGGCGTTTATATGATTAGTGGTTTTGATGTCGACTACTGTGGAAGCTATATAGAACTAAAGACTGAAGACGGAACTGCTGATGCCGGAATTACGACTGGGCTAGAAAGTTTTACTCTTACAGTTCAAAAATCTTGTACTGGAACGAATTGTAATAAAGTATGGATGGATAGAGAAACTCCAGCCAGTTGCGAAGAGCATTGTGATGGGGGCACATTCTTCTGGCGAGATGATGTTAGTATGACAAAATTAGCCGGTTATCCCGCAGCCGATTATGGACCCTGGACATGGTTAGTTCGTGATTGTGCAAGAGATTGTGCGGCGGCAAGAGGAGTTGATCGTCTTCCTTGTGAAACTTCTAGCGTATCAAAAACTGACATGTATTATGATCTTTGGTTTAGAGTTGCTGATGATGATGCAGATCCTGTTAACTTTACAAAGGTGACAAGTTGTACATATGGCACTCATACAAGCGATGAGCCAACCTACGTAGCCCCAGCAGCTACATTCACAGTTGGATCAGACGCCAGCGATGACTATGCCACAATCGCGGCAGCCTTTGCTGCATTGTCTAGCATGGGCGACCATATACAAGATGTTATATTTGTACTACGTGGAGAAGATCATACAATTAGTGCAGACATTGAATTTTCTACTAGTGGCATTAATCCAAACTCTTTTCTAAACAGTGTTACTGTACGTCCTGCTAGTGGCACTGCTCATGAAGGAAATGTCGCAGCCAATGGAGCTGGTGGTAAATGTAGAATTATTTGGAGCGGAAATTATCAATGGATTTGGGGCACAACAACAAATACACCCGAGTTTACATTTGAAGATTTATTGATTGACTTTAATGGCAACAATCCTGGGGCAAATTGGCAAGGAATGTGGAGTCTTACTAATACAAATGCACAAACAATTAATATAAAACGTTGTATTATGAGAAATATATCCACGTCCTATAGGGGCAACTTCATGATAGAAGGCAAGGCAAACCATAGCATCGCTTTGAATATGTATAATTCTTTAGTTTATAAGTTTACTAGTACTGCTACTGGAAGTGGCACCAGTGGATTTATTAGATACCAGAATCCATCAAACCAACCTCTGAGTATATACCATTGCACATTTCACGACGCTACCACTGCTAACAACGCCTGTAGGGGTGTTTCGGCAGTTTCTGGTGCTGGTGGAGCAATAAAAAACTCTATAGTTAGTGATTGCACCTCCTCTAGTTCAACTGATAGATGTATACAAGGAAATTCTACCAACCTTCCTAAGACGTATTGTCTAGCAAGTGATATAACCGGAGCCCCTTCTGCACTAGATAATGAAGCATCTACAGACACTTTTGACGATCCAAACAATGCTAGTCTAACATCAAGAGATTATGAAGTTAAAAGCACGTCTGCCGGTTATTCGGTAGCACCAGCATTAGGATCTTCCCTCGATATCAGAAAGGTTATACTCAGTCCCTGGTATGATGACAGCCTATTGAGAGATGCTACTGGTAACGTAACTGTTGGAACGGGATGCTGCACAGCGTCAGAATATTCATTTTATCCAATTTTCAACGAATGCTGTGACGGTGGATGTGTTTGCGAATGCGATGAAAATGAAAACGTTGTTCATTTTATTAATGACTGCAAAGGGAGAGAAAATAACTCCTGTGACTGTTATGGATTAGATACAAATCCTTGTATTGGGTATGCTAATCAAACTATAATAATACCATGTGGTTATAAAGATGCATCTGGACAACAAAAATCGTGCGACGAATAATATAAATAGCTATAATACGTTGATCAATCTATTTGTTATATAAATTTCGGGGATTATTTTATGGACAACAAAAAAAATATTAAAGTAGTTGAAACACAACAGTTTGAAAACCTTCCATGTAATATGCGTGAACAATGCCCAACAACAAACAATATGATTTGTAAATTTGCCACGGATTTAAATAACAACAAACAAACAGTATATGTTGAACCAGTCCATTGTACATTGTGTAAAAAGGCTGGAGGATATGAAAAATCTCCAGATAATAAAGGTATTAGATTTGCAAGATTGGCAAATAAAGACAAGACAAGAGTAGAAGTTCGTGAAAAAGCAAAAGAATATTTTGGCGAAGGGCCGGGCACAGAATTAAAGAAAATGATTCCAGAGTGGATGGAAAAACCGTCGTGTGACTGTAGAAACTACGCAAAAAAAATGAACCTATGGGGCATTGATGGGTGCAAGAGAAATATTCATCACATAGTGCAAAGATTAATAAACGAAAAAAACAAACGTAGTTTTTTGTCATGGGTTCCAGACCTTGCTACCCGTAAGGTTTGTACAAATCTAGTTCAAACGGCCATAAGAAGAGCGGAAGAAAAAGAGGGCAGGCAAAAACACAATTGGTTTGTAGCCGTAACAACGGCACCAAGAAAAGAACCAACATTGCAACTTTGTTTAGATTCTTTGCTAATAAATGGCTGGAGACCATATGTATTTGCCGAACCTGGAGTATATCAAATAAATGATGAATATAAAGAAAACCTAATTGTTCACAAAGAAAGAAAAGGAATTTGGTGGAATTGGATCTCAAGCTGTAGATATGCACTTGACAACAGTGATGCAGATATTATAATGACAGTACAAGATGATTCACTGTTCCACCCAGACTCAAAGTCTTTTTCTGAAAAATTTTTATGGCCTTGTACCACAACTGGATTTGTCTCGTTATATACACCCAGACATTATAGTAAAAGACAACATCTTAAAAGCAAACCCTATAGACCCATTGGACTGAACCATGTTCCCACAAGGGCACTATGGGGAACTTGTGCAGTTATCTGGCCGAGAAAAGTTTTAGAACAGGTGATGCAACATCCGATGATAGAAAACTGGAGAGGTGCCAGAATAAAAACAAAGTCAGCATGGGAAAACAAGAAAAAGGAAAGAGAAAAAAACCCACACACTATCCAAAATAGCGATACCGCTATAGGGGGGATTATGAACAAAATGGGTAGATCTATGTGGTTCTTTGACCCATCTCCAGTGCAACATATTTCAAAATATTCAGCCACTAATCACGGTGGTAATGGTGGAAATAGAAACTGTGGCAGATGTGCCAAGTACTCTGTTCCATTGGAAGATCAAATTCCTTTTCACTTTAACGGAGAGGAAGCAAAAACATTTTCAACAGAAGAGATAACAATTTGATACATAAAAAATATATTCGCGTTTTCTTTTCATAATGCGTAATAATCCATAATGGCGGTTATCCGCCCTTCGTTAACTTTTTATTATATAGGAGAAAAAAGATGAGGTTTATTTCACAGTGGATGTTTACTTGCGTTCTAAATCCGGTATTTTGGGCTATTTGTGTAATGTTGTTTGTTACAAGTGTAGCACCAGCAAACGAAATTCAAACAGAGATTACCCAAAACGTATCCGTCGAAGCAGACGCAGACAATGATGGAGAAACAAAAAAGGCTAAAAAGGGTAAAAAGAAGAAGGGAAAAAAGGGCAAAAAAAACAAACAATGCAAGACAGAAAAGCAAGAATGTAAAAAGGAAAAGACGACAAAGGAATGTTGTAGAAAAAGACCATTGAAAAATCTCATTGCATGTCTAAAAGAAAAGTGTAAGAGTAAATGCCAGACAGCTAAAAATTGTTGCGAAACCGAACAAGTAAAAGTTGTAAAAGTTGTCAAGGTCTACAAACCAATCCGCATTCGTTGCTGTAAACCAAGAATTATTCGTTACTACGCAAGACCAATTCGTTCATGTTGTGGTTAAATTGATACAGCCAACCAATAGGTATATTCTGGGTTCGATTCCCAGGGTTGGCTTTGTTCTTCTTTTGGAGAACTAAACATGTAGACGCTGTTATAGGCATTTGCTGCGGACGGGGGTGCAATTCCCCCCACCTCCACTCGATAACTTTAAAAAAGGGGGGTGACTTAGATTCGACGTACAAATAGAAGTAATAGTTGCATGTGGTAGTTGGTCTTGAGGCTACCTAAAAACAAGATCAAATTTTTAAATGCAGAGGAAACTCTTGCACTTGCTGCGTAAGTAGCACGGGGTGTGGCGAGCCTTGTTACCCAATTCGCCATTTCAAATATTGAACTATTAAGGATATGCTATGTTTGAATCTAGAAAATTAACAAGGTGGGATAATAAATTTTTATTGGAAGCAATCTTTTGGTCAAGGTCAAGTCCTGATCAGCAAACACAATGTGGCTGTGTATTGGTTAAAGATAAAACTATGTTATCTAGTGGATACAATGGTTTTATTAGAGATGTTGATGATGATGCACTTCCTAAAAGTAGGCCAGAAAAATATCCATACATGATTCACGCTGAAGCAAATGCGATCTATAATTGCACAAGACTGGGCCGTAGTACACTGGGAGCCTCAGCTTATGTAACTGCAATTCCCTGTCTATATTGCTTGCAGGCATTATACCAATGTGGTATAAGGGAAATTATATTTACAGATGTGTCAGATCCTAAATGTGTAATTGGGAATGAAGACTATCATAAAATATTAAAAATGGTCTCAGAAACTGTCAATATTTTTTACATTCCCTCGAATCAAATTGACGATAAAGATTTTGTTGAATCTGCGGTTATGTTATCATCAAAAAGAGTTGATAAATAATATTATTTTCAAAAAACATTACTTGAGGAGTTGACAAAAGTACAACCATAGGCTATAATGTAGTGTAAACCGAAGCGAGTAAAGTAAAGGAAATACGGATGGCTAAAAAGAAACGTGGGGCACCACTTAAAACATGTCCAGAATGTGGATTAAAAGTTCACGCAAGAAAATCTGAGTGTGATTGTGGACATTGTTTTTACACTAAAAAGGTGGCACTGGTTAAAGATTGGAAGGAATTAAAAACTGGGGATATTGTAAGATCTATATATGGCAACGGTCCTTACTGGCAAAATCCCGAAACAGAAGAAAAGGTTTACATGGGGTCATATGGCAAATTTGAAATTCAAGGACTTGGAAGAGATTACATAAAAGCTTATGAGATTTCCAAGTTCGGGAAGCGACAAGTATCGGGGGGAACCCATATCCTATATATGGGCCAATTTAAAAAGTCTGGACTGTGCGACAATTTGTATAATTGTCCACATAAATTAGTGAGTGTTTCTTTGAAAGGAGAGAGTAAATGATGACTGATTGGAATTCGATTTTATCGAATCGCAAGAATGTATCTCTTGCACGAAAATTTGCAACGGGGGACATTACTGGACGTGAATTTTATTCACATTTTGCGGGAACTGATACAGGCGGAGAGGTTCGTAGCCTTCTTCGTACAGGCGGCGTTAGTCGTGCTAGGACTTTGACCCGTAAAGCTTTGAATCGTAGAAATGTAACTTAATTTGGGGAGCTTTGAAATGTTGAATAATAGAATTATTCTAAAGGGAAATTTAACTAGAGATCCAGAATATAAGCAAGTGTCTGATAAGGATCTCGTTTCTTTTCGTATTGCTGTTAATGAAAACACAGGCAATGGGAAAGAAGAAACTGTTTATATGGATGTAGATGGTTGGGGAAGTCATGCCGGATATGCACAAAATGTTGACCTTAGCAAGGGTGATCGTGTAATTATTGATGGTAGATTACGTCAACGTAATTGGGAAGACAAAAATGGAGTTAGTCGTACTTCTTATTCTGTACTACCTAGTACGTTTTCTAAGGTTGTTAAGCCAACTAGGGAAAAGGCTGAAACCTTTTAACATTTAAAAATAGACCTCGCGGAGTGAATGAATCTTTTGCTCCGCTGGTCTTTATAAAATCATGAAAAACAAAAAGAATATACTTAACTCAATTCGCAATATTGAAGACAGATTAGATCTGCTCCAAGAAAAATCTTACGATGTTGAATTAAACTCATCAGAGTTTAAGGAAATCAATAAGAGAAAAAGAAAACTAGAAAAGGACAAGCAAAAGCTTGTAAGAAAACTTGATCAATTCAAAGATGCTAGTGTTGAATAAAAAACATTTACCAGGATTGATTTGGGGTTTATCATTAACTATGTGGTTGTGTTTTGTCTATTATTGCTTCTAATTACCGATGTCTTGAAAATAGCGGCAAGGCGACTGAGGTCAGGCGGCTAGGCGTTTTCAAGACATCTTTTTTTAAACATGGAGGTTTGTTATGAGAAGTGTTTTAAGTTTGCTTGTTTGTTGTTTCTTGGTTTCCAATGCGTGGACGCAAGAGACCGAAACTCCACAACAAAAAAGAGTTAGATTAGTAAAGAAATTAAATGACAATCTTTTGATTACTCATAATCGCGAACGTTCTCGAAATGGTCGTCGTGCCTTAGTATTAGATAAAAGACTTACAGATGCTGCACAAAAACATGCAGATTGGATGGCTAACAGCAACAGGCTTAGTCATACAGGAAGAAATGGATCAAGCCCATCTAGACGAGTTGGATCTGGTTTTGGCGGAATTGGAGAAAATATTGCCTATGGTCAATCTGGCTATAGCGAGGTTACTAGATCTTGGATGAACTCCAGTGGTCATAGGGCTAACATTTTAGGCGGATATAACGCTGTTGGATTTGGTGCTGCCAAATCGAAATCTGGAAGAATTTACTGGTGTGCAGTTTTTGCACGTTGTAATTACTGACGATAATAATTTAGTCGAGTTCGACTAGTAAGGTTTTAAATGGTAGTTAAGATTGATTGTTGGTCCGTTGTTAAAGATATAAATGCTGGTGACTTCAATAGTGTTAACTACCCTCTTTATTATAAAGTGTGGGAAGATCCACATTTCTGGGATGACGATTCTAGAGTCATTAAACTATGTGGTGATATAATAGGCCACCCAGATCATGAAGATTATACCAAAGTTATTACTTCTAAAATAATTGATGTAGACAATGACACTGGTACTATTGTCACCAACTCTGGAACACAATATATTTTAGGTAAAGTTGATAGCGTATATGTACAATGGTTAGAAACAAGAAACTCGTCTGAAAAAATTTTGAACGGCGAACTTTGCCATATCCCAACAGAAGAAGAGCCATTTAGAAAATTTAAATTGTCTAATTCATACTAATAGGACTGGATATTCGATCTTTTAAAATGCGTAATTTCCCTAAAAAAGTAATATTACTAATTCTTATATCTATCATAATTCGTTTATTGTTTGTATTTAGCTTCAAAGATATCCTTAATCACTGAGGAAAAAATTATGAAAAAACCAAATAGAAAAAAACAAGACAAGGCTTTAGCAAAAGGAAAGAAAAAAGCTAAAAAAGAATTAGAAAGAAAACGAGCAAATAAGATAAAGGCAGAAAGGAGACTTGCCGATAATATTAAAGACAGGAAAGCCGAAAAAGAAACGTGGGAAATGAAAGAAGAAGTCAGAAAGATCCAAAATAAAGGATTGACTATTAGAAATAGTAAGGTATCATAAGATGACAAGATCGACACTGGGGCAAGTTTTTTTCTTGCTCGTATTTGGGTTAGTAATTTTTATTAGTATTTGGTCCACTGTTCCCCCTCAAGCAGAATCAGAAAAAATTTCAGGTTCTGCGTATGGCACAGAGAGATATTGGCAAGACTATATACACGAATTTACAGAAGGTGAGAAAGAGCATCGCCTTCATGATGGAACCAGAGTCGATCTATTATTTGATGGTTGGGCTTGTGAAATAGACTGGGAAGACAAATGGGCTGAGGGGGTGGGCCAGTCCATTTATTATTCCAAAAAAACAGATAGTAAACCATTAGTCATTTTACTTGCTAAAACCGACAACTGGACTAAGTACAGAGACAGAGTAGAATATTGCGACATTCACTGTTGGGTGTTTGATACTAGGAATAGAACTTGGAGAGATAGAGAATGAACCAAACACAATTGCTGATTTTGCTTTTAGTATCCCCGTTCATTATTCTTTGTTTGATGAGAATCATAGAGTCTATTGGCGACGTAATTCAAAGTTTGGAGCGTTCCTCTCGAATAATCTATGTAGACGTAGAAGTGGAAAAAGAAAAAATAGTCTACAAAGATCGCCCCAAGAAAAAAACCAAAGAGACCAATGAGACAAACCCGATTATCGAAGAAACAATCTCAGCACTGAAGTCATTGGGAATTGCAAAAAAGAAAGGCAGAGAAATCGCAAGCAGTTTGTTTTCTGAAAAACGACATACAAATGCAGAAGATTTACTGAAAGATTGCTTGGCGAAGATGTAAAATGTGTACATATTGTCGAAAGGGGAACGGCAATGAAATCACAAGAGATATTTGAAGAACTAAAAAAAAGCATTGACTCAGCAGTATATACTGAAGATGTTTCAAAAGAAATAAAAAAATACAATGTTAGCGAAGATTTTACAGTTGATTGGAAAGATTCTCTACCCAAACCTCCTGTTAATTCTAGCAAAATAACTCACAGTGAATTGTTATATTTGAGCGAGTTAACCGAGAATATTTCGGTTGCTCAGAAGGCACTGGTTGAATTGGTTGACAAGGAGCCTTTAGACTTATTTGAAAAAACCATAAGAAACAACAATTTAAAAGTAGACAAAGAAGGCTTTAAAAAGCTTTGGAAGGTTTCTCGTCCAGTGGTGATGAGACTAAAATATCTTTTCAACAGGCCAAGACCGGAACAATTAGCTCCTTATTTTGGTCTAAAAGTTAATGTAATTGAAACATCTACACATCATACACCAGCGTATCCCAGTGGTCATACATGCTACACAGCGATGGCTGCACATTTATTCTCAGCACAATATCCAGAGTTCAGTAATGAATTCTTTTCTCAGCCGGGCATTGCTGGATATGCAAGATGTTTACAAGGAGTTCACTACCCCAGTGACAATGATGCTGCTATGACAATATCTAGTGTCATTTGGGAAGATTTAAAATTCAAAATGTTTCCAGAATTATTCACACGAGGAGAATAGACATGCCACTTCCACAACGAGGGGAAAAAGAAACCAGAGAAAATTTTATTTCACGTTGCATGTCGGATGACAAAGCATCAAAAGAATTTCCCAACAGGGATCAACGTCTAGCTGTATGTATGACTAGGGCTACAGAAGACATGAATGCTATGGCCGCAATGGATTTGAAGTATAATGTGGAAGAATTGGGCTACACAGAAGATCTGAATGAGGACAACTTTTATATTCCAACGGAGGCGGAATATGTAGATTTTGGCGAGCAGGAGGAAGACTGGGACATCGCCGTCGCTAAACCCGGTCTATGGGAAAACATACGCAAGAAAAAAGAACGCGAAGGCAAAAATTACCGACCAGCAAAACCTGGAGACCCAGACCGTCCCACACAAGAGCAATTAAAACGTGCCCAAGAAAAGAAAATATGTGGCACTAACGAAGAATCTACAGAAGCACTACAGAGAGGCAAGCCTGGACCCAACGACCCCAGAAAAACCCCAGCCCCCAAGGAAGACCAAAAAAAAGGATCTAAGAAAAATAAACCAGGAAGTGCAAAAAATCCTAGAGGGAAAATAACTTTTAGCAAAGAGACTACCGCAAGGCTTTCTAAAATAGTAAGAGAGCATAATGCTAAAGGCAAGGGCTCTAAAGCAACGCTTGGAATGTTAAAAGCAGTTTATCGGCGTGGTGCTGGTGCTTTTTCTACTAGTCATGCTCCTAAAATGTCCCGCGACGGATGGGCTATGGCTAGAGTTAGAGCTTTTATTCACCTTCTAAGAACGGGCAAGCCTAGTAACCCTAATTATAAACAAGATAATGATCTTTTACCAAAAGGACATCCAAAAAAATCTAAAGCAATGGTTGCATTTTCTGCTTTTTTGTATGAGAATCCTAAGACGGGCGAAATTTATACTTATGATAGAATTGGAAATTATAAAAAAGATGGACAGTCATTGGTGTATAAAGGCAAAGCAGCAAAATATAAAGGTCGCACAGTCAAGCTAGGTAAACCATTTAGAACTCCAGATGGCCCCAAGAAGTTTAGCGTTTATGTAAAAAACGATAAAGGCAACGTCGTTAAGGTTAATTTTGGCGATCCCAATATGGAGATCAAGCGAGACGATCCCGCAAGACGCAAGAGCTTTCGTGCGAGACATAAATGCGATACAAACCCTGGACCTAGATGGAAGGCACGATATTGGTCATGTAAAAAATGGTAGGAAGATAATGGGATACAAGAATCTAACAATTAGAGGAAAAAAGGATGGATTTGGATGTCAATTAAACGCTAAGTTTTCGGGCATAGCATTCTGTTTCAACCACCCTAAATACAGATATATTCATACACCTTTTACATCGGTTTCACACGGATGGAGAGATGAGGATGCTGTAGAAACCTTAAATGAATTTACGGGTATACCTGATAACAGACGTGGAAAAAAAATACACTGTGTATATAGACATATAAGTCAAGTATTTGCAACTCCTAACGACTTCTATAATGAAAAAACATTGAGTCATTTAAGAAGAATGTACTGGTCTACACCAAAACCCCCCAATGTAAAAGAAGAAATTGTTGTACATATCAGAAGGGGCGATGTTGACCCTTCAAGAGCTGGAGACAGAAGAAGAAGACACATGGCTAATCACTGGTATAATGTAATGATACCAAGTTTGGCAGCAATGTATCCAGATCATTACCAAATAGCAGTTCATTCCGAAGGAGATTTTGAAAAGTTTAGCTCTATATTGGACGGGTGGCCTGAAGATTTGATACAAAGAACTAACTTTAAACTTGCCAAAGATGATGTAAGAGAACAAAAATACTCTCTTACAACAACCTTTCATGAAATGGTAACGGCTAAAGTGTTTTTAGGTAGCAAAAGCGGATTATCATATACCTCTTCAATACTTTGCGAAGGCGATGTGTATTTTTGTCCCAGTCAGGCGAGGGGGCAACGTAGGGGATTACATCACTGGAATCTTGCACGTTCAATAAAGCAGATAAGCGTAAAGTAAAAAGCCAAATGGAAAACTTTAAATGCTGAAACTAATTACACCAATTAACAATTTAGGATATGGGGTAGCTGGGTACAATATTTATAAAGAGTTATACAAACTTCATCCATCCACTCCCCTATATCCTATTTCTAAACCAGAGTTTGTTGATAAATATATTCGTGCCGGGATGACCAACAGATTTACAGATTTGTCTGACAATCCCTCTGTAAAGATTTGGCATCAGAATGAACTACATACACATGTAGGAAAGGGAAAACATATAGGATTTCCCATTTTTGAATTAACAGAATTTTCTCATGAAGAAAAAGTTAGCATGAGTCACTGCGACAAACTATTCGTTTGCTCAGAATGGGCTAAAGATATTTTATACAATCAAAAGGGATGGTCCTGCCCACCTGTCCATGTCGTACCACTAGGAGTGGATAACGAAATGTTTCAACCTCAAAGGTCTGGTCGCAAAGAAACCATTTTTTTTAATTGTGGAAAATGGGAAAAGCGTAAGGGTCATGATGTTTTATTAGAATGTTTTAACGAAGCTTTTAAAGAAACTGACAATGTAGAATTATGGATGATGTGTGACAATCCTTTCATTGGACCCAACAATCAAGGTTGGCAAGATTTGTACAAGAACTCACCCCTGGGTAGCAAAATAAGAATAATTCCAAGACAGCAAACACATAAAGATGTGTATAATATAATGAAACAAACGGATTGTGGTGTTTTTCCAGCAAGAGCTGAAGGATGGAATTTAGAACTATTAGAAATGATGGCTTGTGGCAAGTCTGTTATAGCCACAAATTACTCAGCACACACCCAGTTTTGCAATCAGGATAATTGCTATTTGATCAACATTGATGAATTAGAAAATGCTCATGATGGTGTTTTCTTTTCTGGCGAGTATGGACAGTGGGCGAGCTTTAATCAGAGAGCAAAAGATCAACTGATTGAACATCTTAGATCTGTACATAAAACTAAACAAAAATGGGGTAATGTAGAAAATTTTGTAGGCATAGATACAGCCAACCAATTTACGTGGAAAAATTCAGCACAGGAGTTACTAAATGGACTCTAATTTTATAACGCCTAGACAAACTTTAAGAGCCTACAAAGACGGTTTTGTTGGTGCAATTTGTGATGAAGAGGATGTAAAGGCACTACTTGGTGAATTGCCCATGCCTGTTTTTGGTGCTGCTGCATATGATTTATTTGGATCTGGAGAGGGGAAACTTAGTCTACCCTTCAAAGCATTACTAAAATTCGATCCGGGGTTTGGTCCATCTGAAAGGCAGACCACTGGGGACTGTGTATCGCATAGCACACGTAATGCGGTAGATATAACTCGTGCTTACGAAATTTTACATAAAGGTGATAGAGAAAGATTTGAAACACGATCCGCAACCGAAGCAATTTATCAATCTCGTGGACATATGGGACAAGGGATGACATGTTCAGGTGCAGCTAGATATGTCGCACAAAACGGTGGTATACTTCTAAGAAAAGACTACAACGTAGAGCATGGAGACCTTACAGTATATAACTCAAGATTAGGAGCTAAAAAACTTATCCCTAATAGTGTATACAAGACAGAAGCAAGTAAACATCAAGTAAAAACAATTTCAAACGTAAGAACTGTAGAAGAGGCTAGAGACGCATTAGCTAATGGATACGCTTTATCTGTATGTTCTGGATATGGTTTTAGTTCTCGTAGAGATTCTAACGGTATTGCTAAAAAGTCGGGTTCGTGGGCACACGCGATGGCTTGGATCGCTTGTGACGATACAAAAGAAAGACTTAATGAAACTCTGTTCCTGGTACAAAATAGTTGGGGCATTTGGAATGGTGGCCCAAAAGTCCATGGACAGCCAGAAGGATCTTTTTGGATTAGAGAAAAAGATGCCCGTGGAATGCTTTCTGGAGGGGGTGCTTGGGTCTTTAGTGATGTAGATGGATTTCCCGCCAGAGAAATTGACTGGTCTAGTTTCGATGACCAATTTTAAGCGAGGTATGTTATGCAAAAATTAACTACACGAGAAAAAATTATTATAGGCATTATTGTTATTGTTGGATACGCTTATTTCACAGGATCTGAAAAAATTTCTGTAAACTACGGGTTGACAAATGACGATATAGATATTATAATCAAAGAAACAGAAACTGGCTTTGATAGGGCGGAAAAAGAAGTTTTAGGTGTTACACCTGGGCCAACCCCACAACCAGTTGGGCCAGATCCAGATCCTGAAAAATGTATTTGCAAAGGTACTGGAAAAATTGTGCAAGGGGACGGACATGTTTCACCTTGCCCTTATCATACGGGAGATCCACAAGAACTCCCTACGTATGATATTGATGAAAATAAACTGGTTTATCCTCCATCAGAGATAAAAATCAATCCAGAAGAAGTTAAAAAAATTCAAGGCGGGACAGGCGGCTCATGATCAGGGACTGTTAAATCTTCAGGTTCTGGAGAGAAGGCCGTAGCGAAGGAAAGCACAACAGTTCAAAAAAGAAGAGGTGTATTGGGCCGTATTTTTGGCCGTCGTCGTTAATTTTTAAATATGGGAGAAATTATTATGAGTAAACTGAAATCGCTTTTGACATCTAGACGTTTCTGGGTTTCAGCAGTTGCCTTGGCTTCTATTGTAACTTCTGAAGCGTTCGGTATTCAACTTAACCAAGAACAGCTACTTGGTATTATTACAATTGTTGTAGCTTGGGTTATTGGTGACACTGTTAGAGAAACTAAATAATCAAACATATTGAGGAACTATTATGGACTTTCTATCGGACATTAATCCTATTCAGTGGGTGCTTGTTGCAGTTGGCGTTTTTATTCTAGGTGGCCCCGTTGTCACCAATGGCAAGGCGTGGATCGCCAAGCTTTGGAAAGAAAGAGAAAAGGATAATACTCCTGTAGATAAGGATCTTACAGATTTAGTCTGTAAGTGGGAGTGTCTTTCTGACGCAACTCACGAAGCTGGCCTTTACGAGGCTTGTGAAAAATTAGATGAGGTGTTCCCTTTATTGATTGGTGTAAAGCATCACGACCATGACGATTTAAGTGATGACGACTCAGAACCGGAGAAATCAAATGAGTAACAGAATGTGGCTAGGTCTAGCCTTTATAGTTATAGGTTTATTTGGAAATCAAATTTTAGAGGCATTGGCACAACCTGTAAGTCCAAAAGTGGATATTGAGCTAATATCTCCAATGACCGATAAAACTGAGCAATTGGTGAAACCAGTTGCTGACAAAGTAACCGAATCAGACGATAGGACTAGACTAGCCATATTCAACGACGTTTTTTCCAAGAGGGTAACATCTTACGATTGCGATGCTCAACAAATGGGAGATGTATACATCAAAGCAACGGAAAACGTATTTGATGGATCGCTCAAAGATAAATATGATGGATATGGAGATGGTATAGTTTCTATATTTAAATCAACAGTAGGAACAGACAATCATCGACTAAACGAAATTGAAAAAGTTGAAGTATCTAAAAATTTTAACGCTTTAGCTTATTCTCTGTCACTTTAACGAAGGAAGGACGTAGGATGGATATTTTGCAAGTGTTAATTGCTAGGTATGAAGCTAACATGTCTGAACGCATGTTTGAAATGAATGCATCTATTTTAAGACCCACTGAAAAAGGGTCACTTGACAGACTAGAATCTGCTGTAAAAGAATATACAATTTTGAAAAATCAAGTTGATGTTTTGCAAGACCTAAGAGGTCAAATGTTAGCGAGTCAAAAATTTCAAAGACAGGAGGCTGAAAAGCAAAACGCAACTAAAAAGAAAAAATAATGAAAACAAAACTTACTCTTATAATATTGGAAGTTCCTCCATACAATCGAGCGACGTTCCCTAAAGCTAGATTAGTGGTAAATAAAAATAATGAATTTCCAAATAAATACGTTTCCACAAAAAATATTGACGAGACATTAATTGATTTATGTGCATCTTGCATTAACGTCAACTATGCTTGGTTAAACCCGCAATTAACAGATTTGGTTCATGAAAAAAGAGGCACAGTAGAAGCTATATACGTAGCAGTTCTGGAAACTGGAACTTTAGTCTGCAAACCAAATTATAAAATAATGTCTCTAGACGATTTAAAAATAAAGGAAATATATGCAAAATCAATCACCTCAACCCCAAGAACCATCGGGCAATAAAACTGTCAGCTGTGAATTGATTATACAGTCTGACACTGATGGCATAGTAGAGTATAATTGTAATTGGATTTCTGGTGAAGAAGGTTTAATAGGATTGGCTTCAATATTCTACAAGTTACTAATAGAAAATTTTGGAGAAGAGATTTTTAAAGAAATCAAAAATGAATGCGTAATAAATAGTAACGAGGCCGACTATGTGACTGTTGTTAATTTGATAAATAGCCAAGCTCAAAAGAATACCAAGACTGAAAATGGCAATGATGTAGTAGTCCCTCCTGATCAAGTTTTCAATATATAACAGGAGATTTTAAAAATGTCAATTAAATCACATAAAAGAATCGTCTGGACTAGCTGGAATGCTTTGGCAGAAGATTATATTGAAGCATATCATAACGAGTTAGAAAAGATGGAAGAAGAGCTGAATAACATTGATCAAACAGAAATGACATCAGCTCCTCTTGGTTTGTTTATGGGAGGCATGGAAAAAATGAACATGCTACATACACCATTTGGCATGTTTCCCATGGAGTCTATGTTTAAACCATCTGATATGTGGGATTGCAGAATAGGGGTTACTAATTTTAGTATCACCAACGATATAAAAGACATTTTAGCAAATGATATAGAAGGTATTGAAGCCTTAAAGGTCATGGGTCGATACACCTTTTGTATAGGTATTCCCGTCACTTTTGATTTCAAGGATGTTAGAGTAGATATTGAAAATAAAATTTGCACTTATACAGAAACGGAGGTCATGACAGAAGAAACTCAAGCAACGGTAGAACTTGTAAAAGAGCAATTAAAACACAACAAGTATTGGTCCATTTTAGTTGCTTCAACAGGCAAAGTAGATTATATTGTTTCTGATAAATTGGATCATAAGTATCTAGAAGGTTTAAATAAGTTAGTTGAATTAAAACAATCAATTGGTGGAATTATTTTAAGGGGTGATGATGGATAGTGTAAATCAAAAATTTGATGAGAAATGGAATGATAGCAACGTTAGAAATATTATGAACAAAGTTTCTAACAGGTATAAAAACAATATTGATTTTGATGATATTGAATCCATTCAAATGAATACTTTATGGAGATGTATTGAGAAATATGACGAAACTCGTGGAACTAAATTCACATCTTATTTATATCAACAACTTTCATATGCCTTTAAAAACAAAATAAAGAAGAAAAGAGTAGAGTTCAATGTTGATGATTTTGATAAAATGGATGGCAATCATATCAACAAGCTAGAAGTTATTGACATTATCAATGGACTTGAGCCAGAAACCGCAAATATCTTAGAACAAAGATTTTACGAAAACATGACTATGAAAGAGATTGGACGTAGAAATGGCTATTCAAGGGAAACTGCTAGACGCAAACTAAAAAATGCCATAAAAACGTGTAAAATGATATGTGAATTTTAAAATTTTGTGTATAAGGTCATAGGAACCGGATCTTCTTTTGGATAAATTGGAATCATTGTAGTTTTGTTTTATACTTATTCAAAAGGAGATTTTATTATGGCAGTACCAAATGGCTCTGCAAGCTACCTTGTAAACACTACAGGCGGTGCTTTTTCCGCAACTACCGAAGGTGGAACAATTCTTGGTAATTCAACTACTGGAACGGTTATCACAAAATCTTTCCCCTTGAAAGACGCTGCTGATGACATTAAAAAAGCATACGGTCCTGTAGAACGTGCTTACCCAGGCTACGGTTCTTATCCTACAAATACCGGCGGTCTATACGGTACTCAGAAAGCACTTTCTGGTGGTACTTTTGCTTTCCAGGCAGCTGGAAGTTATGTCATTATGACACAAACCACCACTCTTTCTGGTGTTGCAAAAACCAACTTATTGATTCCTGGTGCTAACTCTAGCAATCAAGGCAATGCAATTCTTCAATTCAAGCACGACTTTGGTGCTAGGTTGCTTGCTAAATGGAGAGGTAACTCATTCTCTTGGACTGGAAATCTTGACAATGGTAATTCTATTAAGTCACGGCTTAACTGGTTGAATTCTGCCGGTACTGCTCCAGAAGCACCGTCAACAGCTACTGATCTTGATATGTTTGATCCTGTTGCCGGATCAACCGCATCTCAATCTGACAGTGCCGCCAATCCGACTCGTGCCATTCCTGGTGAATTGGTTATGAAAGTAGACTTTGTTACCACTTCAGTTTCTAGTGGTGGTGACTTCTTTGATTACAAACCAATTACTGGTATGTAAACCTTGATTCTTGAAAGGGGTTTATGACACTCTCCTTATGAAGTATAACCTTAAGTATTTCATAAGCCCCTTTCTTTTTTTTAACATACATCACCGGAGTTTTCATCATGACCCCCGAAACATGGGAACTAATTCGCAACTTAATTGAAATGATTAGCGTATTTGCTATACCTGTATTTTCTTGGGTTATATACACTTTGGTTCAACAAGGAAAGCAGATTATCGTGCTAGAACAAAAGGTAAACGAGTCTTTAAATCAACGACTGCAACGTGTAGAAAAGCGTATTGGAAATGTAGAAGAGAAGATAGACGAAATCGCTGAAAACGTTGTTGAATGTCGAACGATAACATCAGAAAACAAGAACGCCTACGAAAAGATCTCTGCGGAAATTAATAACAAATTTGATACCGTAATTTCTAAGATAGACGCTCACCGTAAATAAGATTATATATTAGATTTGGGGAACAACATGTTCCCCTTTTTATTTTTAGGAAAGAAAAAGGATGATACTTCTCACAGAATATTTTGAGTTTCAGGATCATAACAGAAAATTAGAAGTTATTGAAAGCATAAAAGAAAATTCTTCTTTAGAGCAAATTGAACAGATATTGCTATTTTCAGATAGAGTTTCAGAAGAAGATATCAAAATTCTTGAAAAGTTACCCAAAGTAAAAATAATAAAAATGTCACACAGGTGTAGATTTAGCGATCTATTCTCTTATGCAAATAATAATCTATCTGGAAAAAAGTGCATCGTGTGTAATAATGATATATCTTTCACGGATAGCCTAGAACATATACAAGAAACAAACATTGATAACATGTTTCTATGTTTAACGAGGTGGGATTTACTCGAAGATGGATCTATTGAGTTTAAACAACCTAAACAGTCTAGAAAACACTCTCAAGACTCTTGGATTTTTAAAGCACCGCTACCTCAAAAAATGATAAATGATGGAGATATATTTTTTGGTAAACCGGGCTGTGATAACATGATTGCTTATCTAGCGGTTGTTAGCGGAATGTTGGTGTTAAATCCATCTGAACTTATAATATCTAAACATCACCATCTGTCTAATTCAAGAAACTACAAACAAAATAAAAGAGGCACTCCCTCCAATAGTGAAAAGGTTGGACATCATAGTCTATATATGAATGTGGGCACGTCGAAAGAAATACTTTACAATACTGAAAATCTTGTATATAAGTTACAACGGGCATGGAAACCAAAAGATAAAGTTTTTCATGGAAATAAAGCCGTGTCAAAAGCTATAGAATTCCAAGAGGAATTAACCCCTCTTTGGAGACAAACAATATTACGTTTCAAATATTGAAAATTATCTCTAATATTGAATTTTCATATTGATTTTTCTATCTAGATAGTGTATAATAATCTACATAGATAAAACATTGAATCAGAAAGGTATGTTATTAATGCAAGTCACAAAAGCCACGGGAGAAAAGGAAGATTTCTCCGTTGAAAAAATACACAAAGTAGTTGAATGGGCCACCGATGGAATAAACGGAGTATCTCTATCGGACGTAGAAATGAATGCAAACCTATCTATTTATGATGGCATTCCAACAAAAGAAATACAACAAATCTTAATTCGATCTGCTAATGATTTAATCTCTGAATCCAATCCGAATTATCAATACGTAGCAGCTAGATTGCTTAACATGCAATTAAGAAAAGATGTATGGAATTGCAGTAGACATCATAAGCCTATTGACTTTCTTGTTTTTTTACGTAGAAATGTAGACAAAGGAATTTATGATCCGGCTATTTTAGAAAAGTGGTCAGAATTAGATATAGACGCTTTAGGTAAATATATTGACCATACTAGAGATAATTTGTTTACATACGCCGGATTACAACAGATGATTGACAAGTACTTGGTTAAGAACAGAAGTACTGGCACAATATACGAGACACCACAATTTGCTTATATGTGTATTGCAATGTCGTTATTTGACAATGTTTCAGAAGCCAAAAAAGCCTATGATTGTTATTCAACGTTTAAAATAAATTTACCAACGCCAATCATGGCAGGTGTTAGAACAAATATCCGTCAATTTGCATCTTGTGTATTGGTTGATGTTGATGACAATCTTGATGGAATATTTTCTAGTATTCACGCTGTTGGAAAATACACAGCAAGACGTGCTGGTATTGGGTTGAATATTGGACGTGTGAGACCAATCAATTCTCCAATTAGAGGCGGTGAAGTAATTCATACTGGTGTAATTCCTTATCTAAAGAATTTTGAATCCGCCGTAAAGTCAACTAGTCAAAATGGACTTCGTGGAGGTTCCGCAACGGTACATATTCCTTTCTGGCATTATGAAATCGAAGATATTATGGTGCTTAAAAATAATGCTGGCACAGACGACAATAGAGTTCGTAAACTTGATTATAGTGTTCAGTTTTGTAAACTTTTCTATGACCGTCTGATTGCCAATGAGGACATTACTCTCTTTAGCCCCGACGAGGCAAAGGGTTTGTACGAGGCTTTTGGAGATAATGAAAAGTTTGAAGAATTGTATTTAAAGTATGAAAATGCGAGATCTTTTAAATTTAAGAAAAAAGTATCCGCCAGGAAGCTTGCTGAGATATTTGCTCGCGAGAGACTCGAAACTGGACGCATCTATTCCATGAATATAGACACCGCAAACAAAAACGGGTCTTGGGATGTTCCTGTTTACATGTCTAATCTTTGCCAAGAGATTATTCACCCCACTATTCCGATCAAATCAATAGACGACCCCAAAGGTGAAATTGGTATATGTATTTTATCCGCTTTGAATCTTTTAGAGTTAACAAGTGAAAAGGATATACAGCAAGCTTGCAGAATGGCAGTACGAACACTGGATTCTGTAATTGATTATCAAGATTATCCGGTATTGGCCGGGGAAACCTTTACCAAAAACAGAAGATCTTTGGGTATCGGTATTACAAATTTGGCTGGCTTCTTAGCAAAGAATAAACTCAAGTATGAAGATACAGCTGCATTGGAATTGATCCATGAAACAATGGAACAAATTCAGTGGAACTTGATTAATGCAAGTTGTGAGTTGGCTAAAGAAAAAGGGGCGTGCCCGAAGTTTCAAGAAACTAAATACGCTCAAGGTTTATTGCCTATTGATTGGTATAAGAAAACGGTAGATGAACTAATTAAACCAAGTTACAAAATGGATTGGGAAGGTTTACGAGAGCGTGTTAAAAAGCACGGCATGAGACACTCCACACTATCCGCTATTATGCCTTGTGAATCTAGTAGTGTGATTCAAAATAGCACTAACGGTATAGAGCCCGTTAGAAGTTTACTGATTCATAAGAAGGCTAAAAATGGAGTTTTAAAACAATTAGTGCCCAACTATCACATGCGTAAGAATCATTACACGCTAGCATGGCAAATGACAGAGAATCACAGCCTAATGAATATAGCAGCTGTTATTCAAAAATTTGTAGACATGTCGATGAGTACAAATCTTTATTACAACTATGCACATTATGAAGATGGTAATATTCCTCTAAGTGCGTTAATCAAAGATCAAATCTACGGTTACAAATACGGACTTAAAAACTTTTATTATGCCAATACTCCAGATGGAGATGGTGAGACCGAAAAAGAACTCGGATGTGAAAGCGGGGCTTGTGCAATATGACTACTTGGTGGTACTGCCCGACATGCGGTAAGGTTACAGACGAATTTGAAAGTGAAGAATTGGACGAATGTCCTAAGTGTAAGGAAAAAAATGACTGTA